ATGCCAACGCGATCGGCGCCCTCGGACACGGCCACGCCCCAGGCGATCGACAGCATGATGGCGTTGCGCCCCGGAACGACGGTCAGCTTCATGCTCTCGGCAGCGTAGTGCCCGTGCGGCGTGTCGATCGCGTCGTCCGTCAGGCTCGACCCCTTCAGCAGCGCGCGAAGGTCGGTCAGGTTGATGATGTCGTGCTTGGCGTCGAGCGCTTTGGCGATCTTGGCCGCGCACTCCAGCTCGCGCTTGTGGCGCTGCCCGTAGTCGAACGACAACAGGTGCAGCGGCCCCTCGTGCTGCTTCCTCGCCTTGTACGCGAGCACGGCGGAGTCGAGCCCGCCACTGACGACGACAACGGTACCGGTCATGGCTTCAGTCCTCTGAGTCCCAGGTAAGCGCGGAGCACGAGCTTGATCGAGTCGAGCCCGGACACCGCAACGAATAGCTTCGTGCCGATCGTGCGCTCTGCGTCCAGCGAGAAGTCGACCCACGACCAGACGGGCAGCTCGGTCATGACGCGCCCCTTGCGCCACGCTCCGGGCTGCGCGAGCGACCACAGATCGAGATCGTAGCGGGCGACGCGCGCGGCAAGCGCCTCGGTGAGGTGGCGCTTCGCGACCTTGCGCGTGAGCGGGATCATCTCGCCGTTGCCGGCGTAGGTGTCGATGATGCCGTAGCGCTGCCCTCGCGAGTAGTTCGAGGAGTCGCACATATACGGCCGGTAGTGCTTGAGGTAGTTGATGCGCGTGAACCCGAGCCAATGCACGCGACGATCGCCGACGTGCTTCATGATGCCGTTGACGAAGCCCTTGTTCCCGCGCGTGCCGACGAGCCCGCCAATGCCCACGACGTCGCTCGTCTCGTAGTAGCGGTCGAGTCCCGCGAGATCCTCGCCGCGCGTGAGGATCGGGACCGGCTTGTAGCCGCGCGCCAGCATCGCCTCGTAGTTCGCCATGGACGCCACGGGATCGCCGATGACGTCGAGCGTGAAGTAGCGCCACGGCTCGAACGGCATCGAGTCGACGAAACGGCAGTAGTCGTCCAGGGCGATGCTCTTGCCCGCCTTCCACGCGGTGAACGCGCCCGAGTCGAGGAGGAAGCGGATGTGCTCCTTGTGCTCGACGAGCAGCTCCACGACCGGCTTGGTCATGTACGGGTAGGCGACCAGCAGGTTCAGCTTGCCGGGAGCTTCGTCACGCAAGCTCATAGGTCAGCCCGGCTGCATCGAGCGCCTTCGTGATGACAGAGCGCGCAAGGTCGCCCTCGTCCTGATCGACGCGGACCCGGATCGTCGACGTGATGCCGTCGAGGTTCTCGCCGTCCTTCGTGATGTCGGCGGGCTCGACGTTCCAGCCGTTGAGCAGCGCCTCCATCTCGTGCTCCGAGAACCCGGTCAGCTCGACGTTGAAGTCGGCGGCCATCAGGTCGTCGATCTCGACCTTCAGCATCTCGATGTCCCAACCCGCGTCGAGCGCCAGCTTGTTGTCGGCGATGATGTAGGCCTGGAGCTGCGCCTTCGTCCAGTGCTCGCCAACGACGCGACACGGCACCTCGCCCAGCCCGAGCACGCGCGCCGCCTCGACGCGAGCATGGCCGGCGACGATCGTCCTGTCGGGCATGATGAGCACGGGGTTGGTGAACCCGAACTCTCGAATCGATGCGGCGACCTTGGCGATCTGCCCGTCGCTGTGAGTGCGGCTGTTGCGCGCGTAGGGCAGCAGCTCGGCGATGCCGATCATGTCGACCATGGATTCCTCACTCGTTGAGAGCGCCGTAGGTGCGCTCGATGATGATGGCTTGGGCGTTGTCGGCGTCGCTCAGGCCGTGAGCCCGGCGCTCGCCGATCTGCTTCGTGTCGAGGGCGCGCATGTGATGCAGCACGGTGTCGCTGGCGATCTTCGCCTTCCACCACTCGTCGCGCTGCGTCTCCACGTCCTTGTTCTCGAAGGCGGCCTTCATGCTGACCATGGCGGCGATGCGGAAGCGATTGACCTCCTCCCATTCGGACCGATGCCGCTCGATGACGCGTGACCGCAGCTGGGCCGCGTCCTCCAGCGATCCCGGTGCCGGCCTTTTGTCTGGCTCGCGGGTAGCAACTTCACGCGCAACCTCGCGACGATCGGCGAGCAGCTGCGCCCGCTCGTTGACCTGCGCGAGCGCGCCGACCTTGGCCCAGCCGTTCTTCGTCGCCTGCTTGGCGACCGCCGTGTGGGAGACGCCGATCTCCTTGCCGATCGACGCGTAGGTCGCTGCCGGGTCGGATTCCCATCGATGGCGCGCCTCGGCCCACGTGTCCTTGTTGAGCCTCGGCACGGCCGGTCAGCTCTCGGGGTGCACGCGCCGGCCGGGGTCGCCGACACCGAACAGCCCGATGAGCGCGGCGTCGGCTCGGCCGACGTCCTTCTTCCGCGAGAACAGGGTGCTCGCTTTGCCCGGCCAGCGCTCGCGGGCGACGGTGAGAGCGGCGTCCTTGCCGCGCTTGAACAGCCCGAAGTGCTTCTTCCAGCGCTGCGGCGTCACCCAGATCATGGGGATCATCCGGGCGGCGCACACGCCCTCGATGATCCCGACGCTCTCGCCGAAGTGGAACATGGACGTGACGCCTTGGCCGGGCATGGCGCTGACGCGCTCGACATAGACGCACGCCACGTGCTGCTCGACGAGCAGTCGCGACAGGGCGTGAGCGTCAACCTGCTGGCCCTTGCCGTGCACGCGCGGTGTGGTCGGCATGTCGACGACGTCGACGAGGGTGGCCGGGCTCTCGTGCAGGAACGCCAGGGCGCCCGAGATGCCGGGATCGATGCCGCAGACCGTGGTCACAGAGGCAGCTCCCCTTGGCGCGTCGCGATGGTCTGGAATTGGCGGATGACCGACTCGATCTCGGGCTTCCAATCCTCTGGGTAGACCGCGAAGCAGTGCGAGCCGCCGCCTGCGGTCTTCGTCCGCAGCGCCTTGGGCGGCAGGCTGCCGTGGATGCGCTCCCATCGCTCGCGAACGATCGCCCCGACCGGCCACGTAAGATCGGGCGTCGGCTCGACGCGCAGGGATCGGCAAACGTCAACGACTGTAATCACTCGCGTCCTCTCGCTTCGTGTAGTAGTGCTCCTGACCGGGGTGGCGGTGCTTCGACCAGCAGACGACGCACATCCACTTGCCACACACCGAGCACGTATTGATCTCGCGCTCCTTGCCGTCGGTCCAGCGGTCGCGGTGGCAGATTTCGCAGCGGCCGGTCATGGCGTGGTCGACGGCCTCGGGTTGCGGCGCTTGAGCGTCAGGTAGCGCCCCCGGGTCGTGAGCTTCACGACACGGCGGATGCCGTGCGGGGTGGTCGTGTAGGCGCGCTCGGGGCGGCCGGCTGTTTCGAGTCGGGCCTGGGCGCGCAGGGCCTTGGCGTGCTTGTCGTTCATGCTGCTCCTCGTTGCGGGGTTTCGCCCGCTTTGACGTTGCAACCGCCGCTGGTTGCGAATGAGACAACCCGCTACACAATCAGTCAAGTGCTCGGCTTCGTCAGCGGCAGGGTGATGGTGACGGGGCGGAGCTCCGCCCGCAGGCGCTTGATCTCGGCTTCGGCCGCGACCAGCTTTCGACAAGCGTCCGCCTCGTCGCCCGACACGGCGGCGCGCAGCGCCTTGATCTCGGCATCCTGGGTGGCCAGCACCTCGGTGTAGCTCGCGCAGGCGCGCTCCCACGTCGCCACGGTGGCGAGCATTCCGTCGAGCCTCGCCTCCAGGGTATCGATGCGGTCCGCGGCCTCGGTCAGCATGCGGATCGGCACGACGCCGGTCGTCGTGACTCGCAGGCGGCTCTTGCCCGCCATGCGTACCCGCCGGTCGTAGGCCACGTAGGACAGCAGCTCCTCTTGCAGCGACCGATCGCTCACGCCGCCCCCTTGCCGCCGGGCAGGGCGGTCAGCGTGATGGCCTGTCGGACGCCGATCAGCGGCTTCTGTGTGCCGCGCGCGAGCGTGTCCTGGGCCTTGACCGGGTCACCGACGAACACGGGCGGCGCGCACGGCAGGCCACGCGCCGTGTTGTGGGCTTCGTTCAGGCCGATCAGCGCGCGCGGGTACTCGGGCGTCTCGCGGCGCACGCGGTAGGCCCGGTACCGGGTTGCGAACTCCTTGCCGACGAAGGGCCATTCGTCGAGCGCCTTCGTGCCCAGCGCGATCCAGCCGCCCATCTCGTGCAGCACGCGATGGATCAGCGGGTCGTCGAACACGACCGAGGCATGGGGGCCGACGGTGCGGACGGCGTGGTCGACCTTCGTCCAGGCCTGCAGCGCCCCGTCCTGCGTGCCGCCTTCGATCAGCCCGATGATGTCGGCCGGGTGAGGCATGAAGCGGCCGGTCTCGGGGTTGGCGATGTGCAGATCGAAGGCGCGCTCGACCGCCTCGATGTCGAACCGCGCGAGCTGCCGCCACCACAACGCGATGCCGGCCTCGCTGATCGGCTTCCGGTACTCCTCGGACGTCGCCAACAGGCACGCCAGGAATCGCTCACGATCCTGCTGCAACATGGTCGCTCTCCTGTTCAAGCCAGCGCCGGCCCGCCTCCATGGTCTGTGCGGTCGCCGGGCTGATCGTTGTCGTTGCTCCCGGGCGCGTGGTCAGTGGGCGCTCACGTCGCACCCAGTTCCGCCACGTCGCCAGCCAATCGAGCTTCAGCCCCTCGCGGCCGGGCTTGCTCGTCCAGTAGTCGCGGAACATCTCGCCGACGCGCTGCACGTGCTGTGGCGTCCACGTCGGTTGTTCGTGCAAGGCCCACGCGACGAACTCCTCGGGCGGCAGCCAATCGCTGGCGAGGCGCGTGCCTCGCGCACGCGCGCGAGACGACTGCTGCGGAACAACCTCGTTCTTCACAATTTCGTCTTGTCCCTTTTCCTGTCCCTGTCCCTGTCCCTGTCCCTTGGGATGCTTGAAGGATTCCTTCAGGGATTCCGCGTCGCATTCCTTGTGCGGTTCGCTGTGCGATTCGCTGTGCGCAACGTGTGAATGACCGGTGAGGCGCTCAAGGAATTCGACGCAGCGCTGCTGCATGGCGTCGAAGTGCCCGGGGTCGCCGTCGACGCCCCAGCGCTTGGCGTTGCCCTTGAGCGATCGGCGCCGGTGGCTGAGCTTCTTGGCCCAGGCTTCGAGCGCCTTCTCGGCCATCGTGCGGTGATGCAGCCGGCCGTCGTCGCACAGCGTCCAGCCGTGCAGCGCCTCGGCCTTCAGCTCGCGCCACGTCGCCACGTCGCGGCCAAGCTCGGCGAGGCGCGTCAGCTCGACGTCGTCATTCGGCAGGGTCGCCGCCGGCACCTGATGCCAGGACTTCAGCCACAGGGTCACGCCCGCGCGCCATGCGGCGTCGCTCGACACGGCATGGAACCGGGACTGAAACAGGCGGACGACGTCGATCGGCACGAACGCGAAGTCGCGCAGATCGATCTCGATCGGCACGTAGGGCGCGGTCATAGCCCGAACCTCGCGCGATGTGCGGCGCGGCGGGCAAGGCGCTTCTCGTGAACCTTCTTCAGGCCGAAGTACGTCTTGAGATGGCTGCGGATCCTCGCGCGGTACTCGGGCGGGGCGCTGTCGATCAGGGCGCGGCGTTCATCGAGCGTCTTTCGAGACACGGCAACGCCCTGCCAAACCTCGACGAAATCTGTCGGTGCGGGGTGGTACATCGAGACTCCTTGTTGTCATGTTGTGTAGTTCGCGGACAGCAAAAAACCGCGTCGCGCGGTTCGAGCCGCCTCCTGGGTGCGTGCAAAAAAAAGCCCGGCGCTTGGACGCCGGGCCGAACACACACCTGATTCCGAGGAGAATCGCGTCTCTCCGCGATGTCACGCCGGTTCTTGCGCCGTAGGCGTCCACGGCTCCGCACACGCCCGGAGACAAAGCGCGTGCCGAATGCTCGGGCATCACGCGGCCTTGTCGAGCAGTGTCCAGCTCGCGACCGGGTACAGGTCCGGTCGAAGTTCATGCGCGGTCACGCGCTCCTCGACCGCGCGCACGATCGGGATCACTTGCTCGGACGGCACGCGTCCGCGCAGGCGCCAGTTCGTCACGCACGACAGCGTGACGCCGATGGCCTTCGCCAAGGCGGTGACGCCGCCAGCGGCGGTGATCGCGCGGTGCAGCGCTTCACGTTCAGTCGTCATGGCTCGTTGCTCGCGTTTCGACACGTCGAGATTACGGGCCAGCGCGCCCGCGTGCAACACCGTCGGTGCAGTGCTGCGCGCTCGACACGAGACGTGCTGCGCGCTTCAGCGACAAGCGCGAACAACCCGGAACAGCAGCGCGAAAAACACGCGCGACAACGACGACACGCGCAGCGATTTTCCTTTATTCGGAGCTGTCGTCAGACACCGTTAATTCGTGCAGGCACATCCTGTGCGACGGGTCAACTGGTCAAAAAGTAGCCAGCTGTCACCGCGAAAACTGGCGCATTCAGCGCCGGTCGGGACGTAACTCATTGATCTATCGAGGAAAAAACAAGTAGTTTTGCTGCACGGGACGTGTTCAAATACGCCTGACATCAACACATTATTGATCCAACGAAGGAGCCGCCACGATGCGCACCGCCGAAATCGCCACCCGAATCCGCACGCACGCCGCAGCTCGCCGAAGCGCGTCGCTCGCGTGGGCCTTCGTCGACGACATGCCGCCCGCCGCGATCAGCGCCGTCGTCGGCCGCACCCACAGCATCGCCAACGCGATCGCCAAGATCCGTCGCCACGCCCAGGAGCGCGTCGACGCCGAGCGTCGGTCGCTCGCTGCGCGCCCCGCGTTGCTCGCGGTCACGTTCACGACGAACGCTGGCGCGATCGTCACGCGGCGCGGTCGCGGCTCGCTGCACGGCGACGTCCGCGCGACGCTGCGCTGGACGATCAGCACGCCGACCGACGGGCAGCTCGTCGTCCGCGGCGACCGCGTGTTCGACACGACCGGCGCGCAGCTCGGGCACAGCGCACACGTCTCGATCATCAACGACTGACACACACCACGGAGAACGACATGAACGCAACGCAGAAGACCACGCTCGACACGATCATGACGGCGCTGCTCTCGCGCGACTCGTTCCGCGCTCGCGAGCTGAAGCGCGAACCGCTCGTCGAAGAACTCGCCAACGACAAGGTGCTGCTTCAGGTGCACACCGGCTACGTCAACGACGAGAACACCGGGCTCGAACTGTTCTGCCGCGAGACGTGGATGCTCGTCATCGGCACGCGCGGCGGCGTCGAGGTCATGTGCGCACCGAAGTCGTGGGAGCAGTTTCGCGGCCACTACGCGTACCTCGGCAATCGGCGCGTCGCCGTTCGCAGCAGCGCCTCGTTCTATTGATCGACACACACCCAGGAGACGAACGATGAAGACCATCAGCAACCCGCTCACCGACGGCGCCAAGGCGGTGCTCGTCACCATCATGAAGAACGGCGCGCAGCTCGTGACGTCGCGCCTGCCGGGCGTCTTGTCCGCGCTCGAACAGGCGAAGCGCGAGCGCCGCGACTACCACGGCATCGCCGGCTTCGTCATCACGGCGACGCGGCCCCGCTACAACGCCAAGGGCAAGAAGCTCAAGACCTACGAAACCGAAGTGCTCGTGCTGAACGCGCGTGCCGAACTCGATCCTCGGCACAACTTCGGCCTGCAGCTCCCGACGACCAACAAGTGACCCGGAGAACAACATGAACGCACACACCAACAACAACACCAACCCGAGCATCGGCAACCCGTGGGACGAGCCGTGGACGATCGTCGACAACGACGTCCGCTACTTCCGCCTGCGCCTCGTCTCGATCGACGCGTGGCGCGACGCCGACGGCATGTGGTTCTGGAACGACTCGGTCACGCTGCGCAGGAACATCCGCATCCGCGAGTCCCACACGACGACGCGCCGCGTGCTGAACATGCTGCGGCGCGAAGGCTTCCTCTCGTCGAGGAGTCGCGGCCGCGTCACGGTCGACCATCACTACGAGCAAGACCCGATCTGCGTCGAGGTGCTCGACAAGTACACGCGCGAACCGCTGCTCGCCCTGATCCCCGACTACGTCTGAGGAGACGACGATGAAAGCGACAACGAAGAAGGCCGACCGCAACCCGCGCACGCTGCGAGACGGCGACGTGTTCCTGTTCGTCGAGCCGCACTACTGGGGCAAGGCGACGACCCCGCGCGCTGCGGTCACGCAGTCGCTGCGGGTCGGCGGCCTCGGGTTCGGGGCGCGGCAGTGGCGCCTGTACTCCGCGCATCCCGACACGTTCATGGACGAGATCGGCTACATCAACTTCCCCGCCGGTCACGCCCCCATCGTCATCAGCGAGCATCAGGCCTGAGGAGTCGACATGAACAAGCGACGCATGAAGAACCTGACCGACATCGTGGCGCGCATCGAGGCCCTGGCCGAGGAGCTGCGCGAGGCGCTCGACGCCGAGACCGAGGCGTTCGAGGCAATGCCCGAGTCGCTGCAAGGCAGCGAGCGCGGCGAGCGCTCGCAGAGCGCGATCGACTACATCGAGGAGGCGGCTTCGGCGCTCGACGATGCGGTCGAGGCGATCCACAACATCGACTGAGGAGACGAACATGCTCAGGAACTTCAGACGGTACGGGCGGTGGGAACGGCAGGCCATCAAGCAGGGCTTGACCATCAGCGACGAGACGCCGCGCGGCGAAGGAATGCAGGCGTCAGACGCTGAGACGATGATGGTCGCTCGTGACAGCAACGGCGAGCTGGTCGGCGGCTTCATGACCGACCGCATCTACAGCGCCGGATTCCTGTACGCCGACGCGAAGGATCTGCGCGAGCAGATGCGGCGCTGCTACGAGGAGATGTGCGTCTAGCGTCCAGCCCAGAGCGCCCTGGCAGCAGGGCGCTCGCGGCTGCGGCGTTCGCCGTGGCACACACCTAACGACAACGGAGAAGAAAATGGCCACGTACCAATACAACGCGAAGATCAGCGTCGACGTCACCGAGCTGGACCTGACCGACGCGGAGAAGAACGACCTCGCCGCCCGCTTCATCGATGACATGACTCCGGGCGAGCTGTGCCGCGCGTTCGACAACGACGAGGATCTGCTGGGGCACTTGCTGCAGAACATGCGGCTTCGCGACGTGCTCGATCAGCTCGACGACAACGCCGGCATCCGCGACTACGTGTTCACCGACCTCAGCCTCGACGAGATCGTCGAGGAGGTCGACGAGCGCGAGCTGTGCAGGACGCTCGTGCAGCGGCGCGGTATCGACGAGTACATCAGCGCGATCCCGGATCACGACAAGAGCGAACTGGCCCAGGCCGTGCTCGGGACGATGACGAATGAGGAGATCATCCACGAACGCGAGGACGACACGGGGCTGTTCTACGTGCTCGTCAATCGCATGACGTGGTCCGAGCTGATGAGCCAGATCGACGACAAGGCCAGCATGGTCGAGACGTGCTTTAACGAGCTGGGCGCCGACGCGTTGCTGGAGGCGATCGACGACGACGAAGCGATGGCGAAGGCGATCCTGCGGCGCAGCGAGCGGCGCGAGTGCCGCCTTGAAGATGCGAGCCAGTGGATCCTCGAACAGGCCCTGGCGCGGAAGTTCGACGCGATGACGATCCAGAAGGACGAGCGCGAGGCAGCGCTCACCGTTGGCGGCGCGATGCTGCAGGGCTCGCTGGAGTACGTGGCGGTGACCGCGCTGAAGATGGTGCGGAACGCCCGGTATCAGGCGACCGAACTCGTTCTCAAGGCGGCCGAGGACAAGCGCGTCCTCGACGATGCGCTCGCCGCTGTCGACCGCATGAACGCGGAGCGCGACGCGGCCCTTCGTGAGCAGCAGACATCCTGAGGAGGTGCGACATGATCGAGACGGTCAGCATGGCATGGGTCAAGCGGAATGCGCGCGGCTACTTCTTCTCGCCCGGCGCGATGGCGTACTTCAAGAGCCGCCTCCCCGAGACGGCGCTGCGCAACGGCGACCGCGTGTTCTTCTGGACGTCGGAGCAATTCATGGACGAGCCCCGGCGCTGGACGCTGCGGCGCTTGTCGTTGGTCACGGGCGACGTGACGACGATCGGCGAGTTCCAGGCGTACTCGACGGCGGCGCAGGCGAAGCAGGCGGTGTTCGATGCCGCGCACGGGCAGCTTCCCGACGAGCCCGAGGAGGCGGCATGACGAGGCACAGCATCGCGCTGCGGGTGGTGGTCGCGTTCGAGTGGCCGCCGCGTCATCACAGGATGCCGACCGATGACGAAGCCATCGAGTCGTTGCTCGAACAGATCGAGCAGCGCATCCGCGACATCCCCGGCATCGACGGGGTAACGGTCAACGAGGACACAGGAGACGGAACATGAAGGCGAATCGACACACCTACCCCTACATCGCCGCGTGGGGCCAGCTGCTGCACAGCAGTTCGTGCTTCGTGGCGGACGAGATCGAGCGGGCGGTCCGCGACCGCGCGCCGAAGGACGCGCTGGCGAAGCGCCAGGATGGCACGTGGCTGCGGTACCGCGACCTCGACGACGCGAACACGCGTCGGCTGGTCAAGACGAACGTGGAGGCGTTGCAGCGATGAGGCGGACGACCATGAAGGCCCCGGCGAACTTCCTGCGCATCACGAAGCCGACGTGGTCGGCGACGATCGCCCCCGGCACGTACTGGATCGGCGATCCGTGCTACGCGTTCACGAGCGACGACGAGGCGTGGCAGGAGGTGCTCGGCAGCTGCGAGCACTTCCGCAAGCCGGTCGGCAGCGTCATCGTGAGGGACGAGCCCGAGCCGCATCTCGTCGCCGCGTTCCCGACGTGGCACGGCGACGGCGAGTACGAGGACACCGAGGGCTATCGGTACTCGGTCGACTCGGGCTTGATCGGCATCATGCGCATCGAAACAGCGGTGCGCTTTGGAGCACCCACGGCGCTGCTCGCTCAAGGGCGCGTCGTGGAATTCGTCAAGGAGCAGACGATCGAGTGGGAGGCGGGGCGGTTCATCTTCGGCACGATCGAGATCGACACCGTTCCGCATTCCGATGACAGCGACGCGTGACATCACACACACACTGGAGAGCATCATGAAAACCGGACGCAACATTGTCGAACTGGCCCGTGAAATCCAGCGCATGACCGAGGCGAAGCGCGACTACATCGCGCCGACGACGTCTATCGAGGTCGAGTACAACAGCTCGCTTAGCAACCTCGGGCTGCTGATGCCGAGCTTCGATCAGACGATCTACCCGATGACGCCGGTGGCGCAGCGGCAGATCGCGAACTGGGCGGGCGTGCCGCTGAAGTACCTCGACCTCATGGCCGCCGAGGCGCCCGACCTCGTGGCCGTGAACTTCAATCGCTGGCTCGGGCTGTCGAAGGATCGCCGCATGATCCGCACGCTCGACGGCAACGCTCGCGCGTTCCTGTCGGACCGCTACCGTCGCATCGATCATGAGGACGTGGCCGAGGTCGCGCTGCCGATCCTGATGGGCACGGGCGACACCGAGATCGTGTCGTGCGACGTCACCGAGAACAAGCTCTACATCAAGGCGCTGTTCCCGCGCGTGCGGGGCGAGGTGGCGGTCGGCGACGAGGTGCAGGCCGGCGTCGTCATCAGCAACAGCGAGATCGGCACGGGCGCGCTGAGCATTCAGCCGCTCGTGTACCGGCTGGCGTGCAAGAACGGGATGATCCGGGCCGACAGCTCGCTCCGCGCCAATCACGTCGGCGGGCGACTGAGCAGCGAGGACGTGGTGAGCGAGGTCTACAAGGAGGACACGCTGCGCGCTGACGATCGCGCGCTGCTGCTGAAGATCCGGGACGTCATCGGCGCGGTGGCGTCGCAGGACTCGTTCAACAAGATGATAGCCAGGATGCGCGAGGCGCAGGGCGGGCAGAAGATCGAGCGCCCGACGGCGGCGGTCGAGGTGCTCGGCAAGGCGCTGAACCTTCGGGCGACGGAGAAGGACTCGTTCCTCGAAAACCTCATCCGCGCGGGCGACTACTCGCGCTACGGGGCGCTCAACGCGGTGACGGCGATCGCTAACAACGCGCCGTGCTACGACCGCGCGACCGAGCTGGAGGAGCTGGGCGGCGTCGTGCTCGATCTGCCGGCGCGCGAGTGGGCGCGCATCGCCGAGGCGGCGTGACACAACCTCGGGGGGCGGATTGGCCGCCCCCCATCATTCGACGGAGACGACCATGACCAAGAGCTACACCCCTGACGACATCGCGGAACACGCGAGCGCCGTTCTGTCGGACGTATTCGGCGGCGACTTTCACGTGCACGCCGGGTACTCGGACACCGATCAGATCGTTCTTGAGTTGCGCTGGATCGACGGTCCGCCTGTGCCGCTGGTTGGGCAAGTGATTCGCCACGCGCTGATCGGCCCCGACTCTGACTTCGAGATCAAGATGATGTGTGCTCGCGGCTACTCGCAGTGGCGATTCAGCGGGGCGCGGGCAATGCTCGCGGAGCGTTCCGAGCGGCCCGAGCTGCTGACGATGTCGGCACAGGAACTGGCTGAATGCGAGATGCTCGTCGGGAACGGGGAGGGACGCAAAGCGAAGGTCGGCGTGGCGTTCAGCGCGCTACTGGATTCGATGATGTTCGAGTGGGACGTGCCGGGGTACAGCGAGTACCTCGACCCGCGCAGCCCGAAGCACTGGAGGAATCGATGAACATCAACGACGTCCATCCTAGCCAGATCGACGCCACGCGCAACGCCGCGATGTGGATCGCGCGCGACGCCGGGCTCGGGGCCGATGTGCAGCGCGCGTTCTCGCTGCTCGCCACCGTCTGCCTTGCGCGCGGCTACGGCACGGCGCAGGCGCTCGACGCGTGCAAGGCGTTCGTGCCGCAACTGCAGGGCATGACCGCCATTCGCCCCGGCGAGACGTGGAGCGCGTACTACCTGCGCTTGCGCGAGACGTACCAGGGCATCCGCGAGCGCGCCGACGACGATCGCCTCGCGGTGCTCGACGAGGTTCCATCCTTCCTGAGGAGGCAAGCAGAGTGAGCATCATGAAGATCGACTACAAGGACCGCGCCTATCGCGGGGGCCGCGAGCTGCGCGGGCCGAGGATCGGCCCGGTCAGCATCGTGTTCTTGGCGATCGCGCTACAGCTCGTCGTCGCGGTCCTGCTCGAATGGGCGGGGTGGTGACATGAAGCGCGAACCCAACGCCAAGGAGTTGAATCGCCAGCTGACCGACGTCTCGGCGAGCATCACCGGGATGCGGCACTGCTCGAACTGTCGCCAGCTCCGCAAGGAGGTCGGCGGCACGTGGATCACGATGAGCAACGGCACGAGGCGTCGTTGGTCGTGTGCCGAGTGCATCAGCAAGATCGAACGGAGGTAGTCATGCAAAGCCAGCGTGAGGAAGTTGAGGGCTGCGAGCCCAGCGAGTACGAGACGGAGGTAGCCGCGCACGTGCAGGGCGAGATGCGGTCCTGGGGCGACGCCCCGCTGATGTCGCTGAGCGACATCGATTGGATCATCGATGCCGCGCTTCACAAGATGGCGGCCGACATCAAGAGCGGCATCGCGGTTCCGGTGCCATACCTCGGCGAGTTCGTCGACCGTGGTGGCCGGATCGCTTACGAGGCGGACCCCCGCTTGCTCGTGGGGTCGCGCCTTGCCCGGGGGAAGCAGCCATGACGAGTCGCTACCTCGTCAGGTTCAAGCGCAAGTTCGAGGACGTGGGCGGCGGCAGCATCGTCGACGATGCCGTCGCTCACTTCGACTATCGCGGTCAAGCGGAGGCGTTCGTCCGGGTCATGGACGGCCGCAGCCTGCGAGACGCGTTGTCGGGCGTCGCCTACACGGCGAGCGCCTTCGAGATCGTCGACACATTCATTCCGCAACGATAGGAGCAAGCAGCATGTCACACAACAACGGCACGATGAAGCCCCAGTACAAGCGCCCGACGCCCTTGCAGTACGCGGCGATCGTCAACTGGATGACGAGCCACGCCGACGCGGTGCTCGCAACGACCGACCTGAACGTGGCGAAGGCCATGGCTGCGGAGCTGGGCTTCGAGGTCAAGGAGTCGACCGTCGAGGGCATGAGGCGACACCTGAACATGGCCAAGCGCCGCAAGACGCTGAAGCCCGAGGATGTCAACGCGGCGGTGGCGGCGGTGCACGCGCACGTCGCCACGCTGGCGCTCGACGTCGTCAGGCTGGCGAACGAGATCGGGGCGTCGCTCGACAACATCAGCGGCACGACGCTGCGCATGGCGCGCGAGGAGCAGGCGCGTCAGCACACGGCCGAGCGGGAGGCGCATCAGCAGGAACTGGAGCACAACTGGTGAGCGCGTTCGCTCGCGAAGTCATCCACGCGAGCGACGTGCAGCTTGAGCAAGCCGCCAGGGACGGCGCGCTTTGCTCATGCGGCTCGTGCTTCAACTGCTACGTGTGGAAGCTCGACGCGGCCTATCGCAGCGAACAGCTGCGGTTCCCCGAGCCGCCTGTGCCGCACTTCGCATGGTCGAAGTGGGATTGGCTGCGCTGGGCCGTGTTCGATCACTCATCAGGGTTTCACGTGGAACCAACAGGAGACGAATGATGTTCAAGAAGGCAGAAAAGCATCAAGCGAAGCTGCGGCTCGCGATCAGCGGTCCGAGCGGCAGCGGCAAGACCTACGGCGCGTTGCTGTTGGCGAGCGGGCTCGGCGGCAAGATCGCGGTGATCGACACCGAGAACGGATCGGCGTCGCTCTACGCTGACCTCGTGCCGTTCGATGTCGTCGAGCTGACGCCGCCCTACTCGCCCGAGCGATACATCGAGGCGCTGCAGGCGGCCGAGGCCGGCGGCTACAGCACGGTCATCATCGACTCGCTGACTCACGAATGGCAGGGCGAAGGCGGCTGCTTGCAGATCGCGGATCAGGTGTCGGCCGTGACGAAGAACTCCTACACGGCCTGGGCGAAGGTGACGCCACGGCATCAGGCGCTGCTGGACGCGGTCCAGCGCTCCGGGTGCCACGTCATCGCGACGATGCGATCCAAGCAGGACTACGTGCTCGAAGATCGCAACGGGAAGAAGACGCCGCGCAAGATCGGGCTCGCGCCCGTGCAGCGCGACGGCATCGAGTACGAGTGGACGATCATGTTCGATCTGTCGATCGACGGGCATCTCGCCGTGGCCAGCAAGGATCGGTCCTCGATGTTCATGGACGCCGACCCCTTCAAGATCACGGCGGCAACGGGCAAGCGCTGCCTGAGCTGGCTGACGACCGGCAGCGCGCCGGCACCGCAGCCGCAGCGCGCCGAGCCCGAGGCGCCGCCCGTCGTGCCCGAGGCGCCGACCCCGGTGCCGACCGACGAGCCCGGTGATGGCTGGGAGCAGTTCGAGCCGGGCCTGAGCACGTTCATCGAGCGCGTGAAGAAGGCGCGGACGCGGCATTCGCTGGAGGAGATTCGCAGCGAAGCCAAGCAGTGGTGCATGGCCGAGCGCGATACGGCCGGCTGGTCGGCGATCGATGCCGCCTCGCGCAAGCGCTTGGCCGAACTCAACGCAGCAGAGAGGAAGTGACCATGGGCAACGTGACCCTTTACGAGATCGGCGAGCGGTATCGGACCGCCTTTGAGGCGCTCGGCGCGCTGCAGGAGGAGGGCGAGATCAACGAGCTGATGGTGAGCGACACGCTCGGCGCCATCGAGGCCGAGTTCAACGACAAGGCCATCAACGTCGGCGCGTACCTGCTCGGGCTGGACGCGTTCATCGATCAGGTCGACGACGAGGTCGGGCGCTTGCAGAAGATCGCGAAGCGGGCGCAGACGCAGCGACAGGCGCTGCACTCGTACCTCAAGGCACAGATGGAGAAGCTGGGGATCAAGAAGATCGAGTCGAAGGCCGCGCCGTTCCTTCGCCTGACGATCAAGCCGAACCCGCCGCGCTTGGTCATGGACGACCCGAAGGCGATCCCCGACGAGTACGTGCGGCAGGAGATGACGCTCATCTACGAGAAGGAGGAGATCAAGCGGGCGCTCAAGGCCGGCATCGAGGTGCCGGGTGTTCATCTGGAATCTGGATCAAGACTGGAGGTCAAGTGATGGCCAACGCCAACAGCAAAAAGCGCGTCTACATCGTGACGACCGAGGCGGGCGAGACGATGCTCGTGAAGGCGTTCACGCCGATGAGGGCGCGGAACCACGTCGCACGCAACGCCTACAAGGTGCGGCTGGCGACGCATGAGGAGCTGGTCGATCTCGTCGCCAACGGCAACGAGGTCGAGGACGCAACGACTGAGGAGACGACACGATGAAGATGATCGGCTTGGCACGGCTCGGCGCTGACGCCGAGATTCGGTTCACGGAGAGCGGCATCGCCTACGCGCACCTGTCGCTCGCTTTCGACTACGGCAAGAAGGACGAGAGCGGGAAGCGCCCCACCCAATGGGTGCGCGCGACGATGTGGGGGAAGCGGGCCGAGGCGCTCGCCTCGTTCCTCGTGAAGGGCACGCTGCTGCTGGTCGACCTTCGCGACGTGCACGTCCGCGAGTGGCAGACGGACACGAAGTCCGGGGCGTCGCTCGAAGGCACGGTGAACGACGTCGAGTTTGCGGGCGGCGGCTCGACCGCATCGAGCGGCAGCCCCGCGCGCCCAGCAGCGCCAGCACGCGCCGCGCACAACGCGGCGAAGGCTGACGGCTACCAGCCGGCCAGCACGCCAGCGCTCGACAACTGGGACGACGACGTGCCGTTCTGACGGCTCGCCTGCACGCGTGAACGCAGCGCCGCCCCTCGGGGCGGCGTTGTCGTCTCGGGGCCGGCGATCGGCCGGCAATGGAAATGAGACCCCTTCCCGCCGCCCAGGCCGTCCTCGTTGGCCGGCGCGGGATCGACCTCGCCGATGACGCGTCAGCCCGCGCGTGGCGTCACGTCCTGACGCAGGCGCGGCGATCGCCCCGAACTGCGGCACACGTCGCGCCCCACGCTCCCGACGCCGCCTAGCGCGTCCTGCGCCCTCGTACCGCCAAGCAGTAGATTAGCGCTTGCTTATGGACGCCCTGAGCCGCCCCGTGTGGCGTCGGGCGACGCGATCGACCCGGACGCACGGGTTCGCGACGATCGCGCGTCCTGGCTCGTCCTGGCCGCTCGACGCGCGGCCCACGACGCGGTCAGCGCTCACACCTCCAGCGCGATCGGGCTCCCGAGGTCGGGCGCCTTGCCCTCGATGGCCCCGCCCCGGACGAACGCGAACTGCCCCGTCGGCACCGACACCCCACGCACGGTCTGTGTGCCGCCGCCGAGCATGAGCACGTCGCTCGTCTGCCGCAGCGTATCGATGGCCTCGACCTGACCGATCTCCAGCGGATCGTCAGGGATCAACGCCTTGAAGCGCTTCCACAGATTCATGCCACCTCCTTCCGCTTGAACGCCTGCGGGCGCTTGTCGACCCAATTCCCGTCGCGCTTGAAGTGCCACCAGATCGCCGGCCAATCGACCCAGCGCTCGCACCACTCGTGCAGGCCGTCCTCGGGCGGCGTGAACGCCTCCAGGTTCGCTTGCGTGAAGCCGTCGAGCGTCCGGGCGGCCTTGGCTGCGGCCACGACCTGATCGCGCCACCTGGGCGCGCTCAAGCGCTCCGCCCACCACTTCGTCGGGAAGTTCTTCCAGCCGTTGAGCTGTTCTCGCGTCACAGGTAGTGCCTCTCGATCTCGATCTTCTGCGTGACCTTCGGGCGCCCGGCCTGAATCTCGACGCCACGGACCAGCCCGCGCCAGTTGCCCTCGCCGGTGTCGCCGATCTGCACGAGCTTGCCGGGCAGGATGACGTCGAGCCCCAGCGACGGGATCAGCGCCGTCTCCATGCTGACGAGCGCCTGCCGGCCGGTGTTCGCGAGGATGGACAGCCCGCGCTCGTGCGCCGCGTACTGATGGGTGAGCGCCTTGTGGACGGCGGTCGGCGCGATGATGTCGCCAGCCGACAGCGCCCGCGTGACCTGAGCGACGAGCCCCTGCGTCTCGCCCGAGACGAACACCCGGTTGTACCGGGGCCGCTCCTGCCACTCCATCCCCTCCTGCCGGATCACGTCGAGCGGGATGGCGTAGTCCGGGGTCGCCGCGCCCCAGACCCACGGGGCGACCGGGTAGCGCGACCCGACGATCAGCCGCTCCTGCGTCTTGTGCGACTGCACAACGGCCTCGACGGCGCTGGCGATGTCGAGCACCGCCTCCAGCGGCGTGCCGGCGAACGACCACGCCCCTGCCGTCACCAGCCACTCGTTGTAGGTGTCCATCCCGAGCGTCCAGTCGAGCCCGTAGCCGTAGGGGAGCGCGTCCTGCGCGAGCTGGTAGGCGAGCGTGTCGACCGCCGGGTTCCACGTCTGCTGCGCCGCGTAGGGCGCCGCGAGGTACGCCGTGCGCGACCGGCCCCGGATCGAGAGCGTGGCCTTGCCGAACTCGCGGGAGCGGCTGATCTCCTCGACCACGAACTCCCACTGCACCCCGTTGATGGTCGCCCTGACCTCGGCGGGGTCGCCGTTGACCGGGCTCACCTTCGCCAGCTCGGTGGCCGGCAGCTCGGCAGAGAACGACCACGCCCACGAGTCCGCGTCCGTGGCGATGGTCATGCTCAAGACGTGGACGTTGGTGCAGAGCGGGAGGAGACAGAGCGATGCAGTGTCCATGGTCAGGTACACCTTGAGGATGGGGATGATGACCAGCGAGTTGCCGCCCCACGACTTCTCGCAGATGAAGTTCAGGCGGACATCGAGCGGGTCGATGGCGGCGAGCGACTGCCAGAGGTTGAGCGGCACCGCGCCGCCCGGTGGCGGGACGTAGCACCCAGCGAACGGATCAGGCGGGACCGGCGGGACGGGCGGGGTATAGATGTCGTTGCCCCAGCCGTACACGTCGCGGCCTTCCTGCCAGCCCGAGCAGTACGGGCGGATCGACCAGACGCCGGGCTGCCAATCGCTGCACCACGACACGGACGGCAAAGGTTGCGTCACTTGCCACGGGTTGCGCCGTGCGGGCCGGGCCTCGCGGAACAGCACGATCCACGAGTCGCGCTGGGCGAACAGGATGTCTCCGCCCTCGCGCCAGCCGGTGTCGCGTCGCTGGCGGACGGGCACCCCGTACTCATGACCGAGGCGCCATGCCGTCGAGAGGTGGTCGCCGTGCGTCCAGCCGCCGCAGGACCGCGCCCGGAGATGCGTCGCCTCCGCGTGGCCGGCGCACGTCTGCCGCCCGAGCCGGGTGCCGCGCTGCCACGGCGCCGCCGTCAGGGTGCGGTTCTTGTTCGGTTGCTGGTACGAGGACGCGAGCCGGTGGCGGTGGTTGATGCCGTGTTTCCAGCCGGTGCAGGCGCCGCTGCTGACGCCACGGTAGGTGTTAGCGTCAAAGACGAAGCCGATTTCAGTAAGAGGAGACGGCGCAGCACCGCTTATCGCGTAGTAGATCGGGAGTTCATAGTCGAACGCCAATTCGCCGAACGGGCTGGGCGCCATGCCATCGACGACGAACCCGAGGGCAAGCGAGATTTCGCCAACCGGCGAAGGCGCGATGCCATCAATTTCATAGGCGCCCTCGTAGGAGAGATTGATGTCGCCAACGGGGCGTGGCGCCTTACCGTTGAGGAGCAGGCTCGGGTTGTAGAGATCCTGCGAGAAGCGAGGCTCGGCATACCTCGGAAGAAAGGTGTTGTGAAGCTCCGGGTCATATGCCTGTGTCTCGAACGGCGCGATAATGATCGAGCCGAAAGCGGCGCCGCCGGCATAGTGGCGAGCACGATAGCTTGCGCCTTCGCCTGCCACATCTTACCCGTCGCGCAGATAGGCCGAAGTCGGCAGCAGTTTGCCGCCCGCGTAGAGGTAGGACGAGCCGACCTCAAGGTCTGCACCGCTGCCCGGAAGGCCGACAGACATATCACCGACGACCGCGCCATCACGATCAAGGACACGCGCCCAATTCGGCGCTCCGCTTGCCGCGATGATCGTCTCAGCCGCCACGGATAGAGCAAGGTCGCCGGCTGTCGTTGTGCCGCTGGGGTTCCCGAGATTGATCGTTGCGAGCAACGTCGCGCCGGTTGGTGTTCCGCCGGTTGCTGGGCGCGGTGTCGTGTAGACCTTGATGCACGCAGTACCGCTGCCGGTGTCGATCTTTGCTCGCACCGCTTCCATGCGGGAATACTTGACGCTGTCGATGTACTGGACGGTCATTCTTCATCCTCCCAAGGAACGGTTTCGACGCCGTCATAGACAACCGCGTTAAATCTCGTTTTTGCATCCTGCGCCATGACGAGATAGCGGCGCGGTCCAGCCACCAGCGGATAAAGGCGAAAATGTCCGGTAACCGGGTCGCTGAAGGTGTGCAGCTTTGGCGTAAGCCCCTTGGTGTCAAGCGCAACGACCCGGCTCCTCGCCGGCATACTTTGAACCGTTACCGTTCCCTCGATCATCCCTGCCCAATGTTCAACGATGCCGGGAGCATCAGGCAGCGAGCCGCGATTGATTCGACGGTAGACCCACTTGATTTCCGAAGGCGCGCTCGTTCGCCACGAGTAAAGCCTAAGAACCGGGCCTAGCGCAGAGCCAGAGTAATGCTCAAGCGGAAGCGGCATCCATCACTCCCACGGCCCATAAATATCCAGCAACACACGACCTGTTCTCGGCGTAAAGTCGGAGCCTGACGATGGGCCGATGAGCGGCATGACGGCGCACACGCGCCCCTCAAGTCCGACAACACCCGACACAAACTGCGGCCCCCATTGAGTTGCAAGCGGCACGTTGCTCATGCACCAATAGACGCCGCGCATCTTGCCGCGCACCGGGTTGCCGCCAGCGCCTTCTTCCCGTATCAGCGCGTCAGTGACTACGATGTTGTTGTCAACAGCAGCGGGGAACGGAAGGCCGCCATAGCCTGACAGCACGACGCCAATGTTTGACACGCCATCTGCTCTTGCTCCGCTCACTCCATTAACGCCCTGTCGGATGCGACAGCCGCCATTGGAGAATGTACTCCAGCCAATAGCGGTGAGTATGCTGTTGCCGATTCCATTCGCGCTGCCAGAGCCTCCGAAGGAGGTCAGCACTTCGTTTTTCTGATCGTTCGGCTTAAAGGACGCGAAATCTCCAAAGCCATACACGTTCCCAAAGGTTATGGAGTTGTTCGCCCACAGTCCGCGAAGCACAAGGTTCGCTGTCCTATCATCGCCAACAATGAGAAATTCCGTGCCGTAATTTCTTGGAATCACCCAGCACGGGTTGGTTGAACTTTGCGGCATCCAGTTCTCGCTGCCCGTGTCGATGTCGGTCATGATGCCGTAGGCAGAGATCATTCCTCCGTTCTGATTGCTGCTGACCACGGTGTCGTCGATTCTGTAGTACGAGCGCGGACTGTCCTCGTTCTGCGAGCGGTAGACGCGCTTGTTGGTGGCAGTGAACACGCGCTCCCAACCAAGGCTTGGCGTCTTACACGTTATCGTGCCGGTCGCGGTCTGGTTGCTGATGCCGGACGTGACGAACGTCAACGAGTTTGTTCCTGCGCTCACAGATGCAACGCGCCACTGTCCGTTGAGTGCTGACGGAGTGGCGCCGGCAATCTCGATGACCTGATCCAGAAGGAAGGTCATTCCAGCACTGCGAGTCAACGTGGCGACGTTGTTATTGACAACGATGCTATCGACCGAAACAAGGTTGAATCCATCAACGAGAACCGCGTCAAGAAGCTCTACGCATTTTCCTGCCGTGTTTGAGTAAGACGTTGACTGCGCCGGAATGCCGGCCATCGCGTGCGAGTACCACTTCACTTTCGATTCGAGCGCCATCTCAAAGCTCCCATGGGCCGGTGAGATCTACGGCGACGCGGCCATCCTGAGCTGGACTAGGCGACGACAAGCCGTTGCATGGTGTAAAGGGAACGAGCAGCAACGTCCGACCCTCAAGACCAGACACTCCAGTAATGGTATTGCCCGGACAGAACGACCCGAGAGGGCGGTCCTGCATACACCAGTAGAGTCCGCGATTCTTGCCGCGCAGCGAGCCGTCGAGCGACTCTCGGAATAGCGCATCGGAAAGCATCAATCCATTGTCTACAGGAGACGGGAAGCTAGGCCCCTGCCATCCGCTCGCCGAGTTTATGTTCATGGCGCCATAGCCATAATTCATATTGTTGCCGAGCAGTCCTCCGGCACCGCGCATAATCGTTGCCCGAGAGCCAGAACCTGTTAGCACGGCAGAAAGGAGCCCGCCGCCGGCAATCGTGCGCCCAAAGCCTTGGGTTGAGGTGGACCCCGCCATGCAGAAGTCGTTGCCGCTGTCGTTCGACTTGAATGAATGGAAGGTTCCGAACCCACCCATCCATACTGTCCTTGCGTAAGTGCTTATGACGTTCGCTAGCAGCCAAAACCACACGGTAGAGTTGTCGGCAACAATCAGCCACTCGCCCGGCCCCCATGTTGACCAATAAGCGCCGCCAGCATTATTGATTGGCGCGGCAAGCCCCTGAGATTCAGCGACGAATCCATGCCATTGATCCGAGCCAGTGTCGATGTCGGTCATCAACCGATACGCAGCAATTTGCCTTTGGGACAGCCCGTAGGTGTCGCCCTCGTAAATCCGAAAGTACGACCGCTGAGTCGCCGTGTTTGGCGACCGGAGAACGAGCTTGAAAGCCGCGAGGTCGGCGTAAGGCGCCTCCCATCCTGCCGGCGCTGTCTTTATGGTGATCGTGCCGGTGGCGTTCCCATCAGCAATTCCGGTCGCATCGAACTCAATGTAAGAAGCTGTGGCGACAAGAACTCGCTTCTCGCCGTTGAGTCCTGAAGGCGTAGCCCCAGCAACCAGCACAATCTGATCGAATACGAATCCATGTCCGAGCGATCTTGTAGCCCTTGCTACGCCGGACGTAACGACGACGGAGTCCATCGTCATCGTATTGAAGCCATCGACAAGGCACGCCTTGAAGATAGAGCACATGATCGCGTAAGGGGTGGAGCCGTAGCTGCCACCGTAAGGCCACGGCACGCTCTGCATCCCGCTTTTGTACCACTTGACGCTCGTTTCCGTTGCGTGTGCCATCAGTTACACCCTGTCGATGTCGCCGCGAATCTGAATGCAGAACGAGTCCGAATCCTCTGTCGCCGGCCCCTGCTGAATGGTGCGAGCCACCCACACCGGGAAGTTGCTCGCGATGATGTTGAAGCGCAGCACGTTGCCGCTCGCCCAGCCCGTGCCCCAGCCGCCGGGGTTGACGGTGAAGTAAGGCTGCCCGGTCGCGGGGTTGTTCGGAGCGATGACGTTGGCAATGGACTGATTCTCCGCCACTTGTCCTACCGTCTCGCCGACCACGCGAACCTGAGTGGTCGAGGTGAAGATCAGCGCCCACCGCTCCTGCACCACGCCAGCGTTGTTGACGCCGATGGGGAAGTCCCGGTCGTTGTAGCTCGCGGTCGGTGAACTGGACGGCGTGTCACTCCACGCGCCGCTCCACGATGACTGCTCGAACAGGTTCGTGTACCTGCCCTGCATGTCGCCGATGATGAGCGCAGAGGAGACGTGCGAGCCGGGCACGGGGTAGTCGTGCGTCACCGGGCGGGTCACTGTCAGCATCCCGTTGATCTGGGCATCGCTGCACAGGCCCATGTCCTCGATGCGATGCTCGATGTCGATGGGCTGTGCGATGCCGGCCATGTTGCCGATCTGCACGGTGCCGGCGTCAAGGTCCGCATCCCACAGCGCCTCGTCCACGGCCACGCCATCCGCGTCGAACACGCGCACGCGGGAGACGCGAGTGCGCCCGAGGTTGACGCTCTGGTTGTTGTAGGAGCCGACGATGTGCGCGGTGTGGTGAACCACGAGCACGTCGCCCGGCTTGAAGATCACCACGCGCCCGTCGGATGGCAGACGGACGGGGTTCAGGCCGAGGATGTCCTCGTCCAGCGGAAGGTAGGAGTAGGACACGCAGGCGTAGCGGATGAGGTCGGCATAGACCATCTTCGGCTGGAACACCTTGCCGTTGATGACGGCATCAGGCTCCGTCGGATACCACCACTCGGATTCCTTGCCCGCCGCCGTCACCCACGCGCCGAAGTACACCTTGACCACGCCGGTCTGGTAGTTGATCGAGCCGTAGATGTTGGCGCCGCTGATCTCGCCCGAGGCATCCGCCGAGACGGTGTTGATGCCCTCCTCTCCCAGCAGGGTGAACTGCATGATGAACGAGCTGGGACGTACCGGGACAGCCGGGACACGGAACGTGACCACATCCACGCCATGCCCGCACACGTTGGTCAGCAGGGCGTTGACCGTGCCGCTGTTCGCCGCGCCGGGCGTCCACGAGTTCAGCGTGAGCGTGCCAGCGCCATAGTCGATCTGCCCTACTGCCGTCGCCGCGCCGTTGCTGTAGTTGAGGTCCGTCACGATGGTGCCGAGCCGGTCGAGCAGCACCTTGCTGCCGAAGGTCAGGCGCAGAGAGCCGCCGACAACCTGCTCCGCGTACTCGGGCGTGACGTCGAGTTCCAGCTTGTCCCAGAGCACCGTGTCCGTGTGGCTGGTCGGGCTGTCCGATGTCGCGTACCGCACCTTCACCCACCCGCCTTCAAGCGGGAACATGCTCGGAGCGTTCTCGTAGGTGATGCCCTTCAGCACGTTTCGGTAGACGGCCACCGTCGAGTCAATGTCCAGCCCGGTGATGTCCACGCCGCCAATCGACAGGTCGAGCGTGTTGGCCTTGCCGATCTTGGTCTGCTTGTACGACGCCAGCGGGTAGGCGCCTGTGACTCGCGGATCGAACGACAGCGCGCCCGTGGCGTAGTCGATGTTGGCGTAGAGCGCGTGCGGCGTGCCGATAGCGTCCTCGAATCCGCCAACCCCGTCATCCTGTCTCCAAACAACTGGCATCTTCGTGTCTCCTTAGAAGCACATCGACATCGGGAACCCGGAGAAGCCAAGGCAGCCGCCGCTAGACCCTGACGGGAACGAGTAGTGAATGTCGAAGGCGTTCTCGTCGATGTTCACTCCCCACGTCAGCGTGACGGAACCGGGCAGGATGTCGGTATCCGGCAGCGGCACCGTGATGCGCCA